GATGAGCTCAAGTTCTGGCGAACGACTTTCCTTGATTGGTGCGCGGAAGACCCTGCGCTTGACGACAGATACAAGCGCGCACGCGCGCGCGGGATTCGCCTTAGAGCGGAAGGGCTTTCCAGCCTAGCCCGCGAAGCTATTGGACAGCCCGCCGAGGTTGTTGGAGCATACCGTCTTCTGATCGACGCTGAGAAGTGGTACATCTCCAAGATTCTGCCAAAGGAATTCGGCGACAAACTCGAACTCGCCGGGGATCAGTCCGCCCCCCTGACTGTCGTGGTCAAGCAGTACGCCCTTCCCGATGCCTGAAATCCTGATCCCGAACCGCTGGGATCCGCGCCCATACCAGATGGACGCGTGGAAGCGGATGGAAAAAGGGCTCCGATACCTCGTCATGCGATGTCATCGTCGATGGGGAAAAGATGATTTCGCCCTGAACTGGGCAGCAGAAAGCGCGGTCCAATCTCCTGGGACATACTGGCATTGCCTCCCCGAGTATGAGCAGGCTCGAAAGGCAATCTGGGACGCGGTCGACGCGCACCACCACAAGCGGAGAATCGACCAGGCTTTCCCAAAGGAAATCCGCCAGCGCACACGCGAAGACATGATGCAAATCACGCTCTTCAACGGCTCGACATGGCAGGCTGTCGGTTCTGATCGCGCGGATTCTCTCGTTGGAGTCGGGCCATCTGGAATCGTCATGTCGGAAGCGGCGCTGGCCGACTCGAGGGCGTGGGATCTATTCGCCCCGATGATCCTCGAATCTGGCGGATGGGTGATTTTCATTTCGACAGTCCGCGGCCGAAATTGGTTCTGGAACCTCGGGGAATACGCCAAGTCCGCCAAAGGGTGGCACCTGATCGACCAAACGGTTGACGACACCAACATCTTTTCGGGGGAGCAGCTCGAGGCGGAGCGCGAGCGATACCGGCTGACGCTCGGAGACGAGGCGGGGGAGGCGCTATTCCGGCAGGAGTACTACAACGATCCAGATGTCGGCGCCTCGCTCGCGTTCATTCCAGGCCGGCTGATCGCCAGATGCCGCGGGTACGTCGCACAGGTCCACCGCGACGAGCCCGTGATCTGGGGCCTCGATGTCGCAACGACAGGCGCCGACCGATCCGTTCTCGCCGTTCGAAAGGGGCGCAGATGGGAGCTCCCGCAGGACTGGCGAGAGCCCGACACGATGCGCCTTTGCGATTTCGTCGCCGACCGCTACCGGAGAGACGACAACAAGCCGGATGCGATTTTCGTAGACGCGACCGGCGTAGGCGCGGGCGTCTGCGACCAGCTCAAAAGGCTACTCGGCGGGATCGTGCAGCCCGTGACGGCGGCGGGGCAAGCCGCAAACCACCAGCAGTACGCCAACGTGCGCGCGGAATGCTGGGGCAACATGCGCGATGCGATCAAAGACCAGATCCAGCTACCAAACCACCCGGATACGCTCGATCAGCTCACCTGGCCGCAGATCAGGCTAGAGAACGTGTCGGAGCGAATCCTTGTCGAGAAGAAGGACGACATCCGCGAACGGCACCGGGCGAGCCCAGATTTCGCGGACGCCTACTCTCTGACCTATGCCCGTCCCGTGACGCGACAGCGCCCGCAGGTCCAGGATGGAGTAGGACGATGGATGAGCGGGCAAAACATCCAGCCGACGAGAGCTTGGGCGGATTACGATCCTTATGCGTAGATTTTGAAAAAAGGGGGCGAAAATGTACGACCAAGCAAGCCAGCGAAGAGAAGCCCGCAAAAACCAACCTCTCATGGACCAGAGGTGGAACGAATCTCGCTCCTCTGCCGCCCTTTCCTCGTTCTCGCCCGTCGATATTGAGGCGCAGCGCGTGACGCGCCAGAAACAGAAAGACCTTTCGTCCATTTCCCGCGTTCGTTCGCTGACAGGATCCGCGAATATCATGGGGCAAACGGCTCAGATGTTCGGCGGGAACAATGTCGCAGCAACCAAGACCATGACGGGAATGTGATGAAATCCCCCGCCGACATTTTGGAGCGCCTCTCGACTCTCAAGGCCGAGCGGGCGGGATTTGAGACCATCTGGAACGAGGTCGACGAGTACATCGGTGGCCCGTCGTCGTTCGGCGCCGTCGAGCGTGCGCAGGGGCAGAAGCGCGGGGAAAAGCAATTCGATTCCAAGCCGGCCATTGCCGCGGATCGTCTCTCGTCTATCCTCGCCTCGCTGATGATGCCGCAGAATGAAGAGTGGCACAAGCTCGAGGTCGACGACGACAGCCGCGAGGATGATACGGACCAAGACGCCAAGGCATACCTGGAAACTGTCAACCGTCGCCTGTTTCGGATGCGCTACAACCACCGCGCCGGATTCGCCGAATCGATGATGCAGGCCCTGAAATCAACCGTCCGCTACGGAATCGGGGTTGTCTCGATCGTTGACGACGGAGGAGTTCGGTACCGTCACTATCCGATCCAAGAGGGTACATCGACACGGATTTCACGGGAGCCATCGACAGCGTCTATGGACATACCAGCTCAATGCGCGGCAAGCCGTCCAGGCGTTCGGGATCGAGAAGCTCCCGAAAAAGATCCAGGACGCCGCCGCCGACGTGCGCAAGGCTTCGGAAAAGTTCCGGTTCGTCCAGTGGACAGGGCCGAATACAGACCGCGACCCGAACCGTCTCGATGCCCGCGGGATGGCGTTTTCGTCGATGGACGTTGCCGAGGACGACAAGACCGAGGTAGCGCGGGGAGGATACCGCTCGTTTCCGTTTGCAATTGCTCGCATGACTCCGGATTGCGGCGAGATCTACGGACGATCACCGGCGATGCAGGTGCTTCCGTCTCTCAAACTTTTGAATCAGATGAAGAAGACGACGCTCCAGACTGCGCAAGGAATGGTCCGTCCGACCCTTCTCACGGCAGACGACGCGTCGCTCAATCCGTTCAATCTCCAGCCTGGCGCCGTGGTGCGAGGTGGGGTCAAGGACGGCAAAGCTCAGATCATGCCGTTGGAGATCAACGGGAATATTCCGATTTCCCTCGAAATGCAGGACCGAGAGCGCGCGGGGATTGCCGACGCGTTCTACATCTCTCTCTTCGAGATCCTGGCCGAAGACCGCCGCCAAATGACCGCTCAAGAGGTTCTCCAGCGCGCCCAGGAAAAGGGCGACCTGCTCGGGCCTTTGCAGTCTGGAATGGAAGGGAGTTTCCTTGGCCCCCTGATCGACCGCGACATGGACATCGCTTTCCGCGCTGGGATCATGCCCGAGCCTCCCGAGGCGATCCGCAGAATCGGAGGCCGGTACAAGATCCGGTATTCCTCGCCGATCACTCGCGCCCAGCGCGCAGACAAGGGTGTCGCTGTTCTGCGGACAGCCGAGGCCGCTACCGCTCTGGCACAGTTTGATCCGTCCATCGTCCATCGCATCGATGCCAATGCCGCACTGGAAACGGTGGTCGACTCGTTCGGAGCCCCCGCCAACATGCTACGCGCCAAGGGCGAGGCCCAGGCGATGGCAGACCAGGACGCGCAGAACCAGCAGATGTCCGCTCTGCTACAGGCCGCGCCGGTCGCGGCACAATCGGCCAAGACTCTGATGGAGGCCCAGCAGATGGCCGCCATGCCGGGGATGTAGCGGATGGATTCCGACATGATCGATTTGGCAGGCATTCCGCCCGAGGTCATCGAGCGCGAGAAGAAGACCCGCGAGGCGGCAAAATCCGCTCTACGCGGGCCGCATGGCTCCGTCATCATGGATGAGCTGGCTAGGTTCTGCCGGGCCGACAGAAGCTGCTTCGAACTGACGCCGGGCGGGACATTTGATCCGCTTCGATTGGCTCAGCTAGAAGGCCGTCGAGAGGTGTACTTGCACCTCATGGCCCTCATCAATTCGGGCGAACTCATCGCCTGAAATCACAAAGGGAGAGAGTATGTCTGAAGGGTCCGTGGGATTTCTCGCAACGGGCAACCCTGGCGCAGGTGCCGGGGACAACGGCGGCGCAGGACAGGGAGATCAGGGCCAGCAGGGCCAGCAGGGAGGACAGCCCGCCGCGGGCGGAGACTTCCTCTCGCATTTCAAGGACTCCCCCGAGCTTTCCGAATTCGTCGGCAAGAAGGGGTGGAAGGATGCGTCGTCGCTGGTCAACTCGTACCGCGAACTGGAAAAAATGATCGGCGGGGAGAAGATCCCGGTTCCCAAGGACGCGAACGACAAGGCGGCTTGGGATGTGGTCTTGAAGCGCCTCGGTCGGCCGGATGCCGCGGACGGATACGGCATCTCGAAGCGCGAAGGCGCAGACCCAGAGTTCGCAAAGTTCGCGGAAGGAATGTTCCACGAAATCGGACTTCCCGTCCACATGGCCCAGGCCATCGCGGACAAGTTCGCCAAGTTCGGGGCGGATTCCCAGGCGGCACAGGAGGAGCGGTACGCCCAAAGCGTCGCTGCCGATCTGGAAGAGCTTCGCTCCCTGAATGGATGGGGGCCGGCCTACGAGGCCAAAAGCGCCGCGGTTCATGCCGCCATGGACGCCTTCAAGATCGATTCAGACACGTTCACCAAAATCGAAAGGTCACTCGGAACTAAGGCGACGGCGAACCTGTTCGCATCCATCGGCGAGAAGATGGGAGAGGCCAAGCAGGTCACTCCTGAAGGATCGCGCTCGTCGTCCGACGCGTTCATGACTCCGGCGCTCGCTCTTGAAAAGATTCGCGTACTCAAGAGCGACAGAGACTGGACGGCCAAATACATGGCGGGCAACCTCTCCGCAGTGCAGGAACTCGCGCAGCTCCAGAAGATCGCCGGTTATGCTTGACGCGCATTCAGTTGCGAAACTCAAGCTGGAGTGCTTATCTTTGGGGTACCGGATCGACAAAGACGCAAACGCCAATGTCGAACGGGCAAAGGTTCTTTTTGCTTGGGTAACGCAGCCGGAGGGCGAAACGCTCCCGGAA